AAAGGCGAGAAGGACGTTGGGACCTGGCTGCAGGAGATGGCGGCGGTCACCGGCTACCCTTGGCGCCCGGCGCCGGTGCCCGACAACAACGTGGAACTCCGTCTCGCCGCGGTGCGGGCGTCGCTGAACCGGAGGATCGCCGGCCGCCCCGGTCTCGTCGTTTCGACCCGGTGTCCGGTCGCCCGCAAGGGGTTCAACTCGAAGTACCAATACCGCCGCTTGAAGATCGCCGGCGGCGAGAGGTACGCGGACACTCCCGACAAAACCCATCCGTGGAGCGACATCCACGACGCCATCCAATACCATATGGTCGGCGCCGGCGAGCACCTCGAGGTCCTCGGCCGCAAGGCCCGCCGCGCCGACTCCGCAAAACCAGTGATGGCGAACAGCGACTTCGGGGTGTTCGGATGACCGTCGCCGTCGTGTTTTTCGCCGATGCGAGCGAGTGGTGGCTGCGGTTGTTGAAGCCGGGGTTTCGGCACTGCTCGGTTCTAATTGCCAACGACTTCGGCGGCTGGATCTCGCTCGAGTCCTGCTCCAACCAGTTGTATCTTGGTTTCGACGATCGGCCCCACGCCCCGGGGGCCATCGTCGGCAACGGCCCGGCGACGGCGTCGATCGAGCTTACCATCAACAGCCGGCCGTTGCCCCGCCGTCCGCGCCTACGCCCGCTGACCTGCGTCGAGGTGGTCAAGCACGCCCTCGGCATCTACGCGCCAGGGGTGATCACCCCCTGGCGCCTTTACCGCCACCTTCGAAAGGATCACTGACATGGGCGGCTTAGCCAAGATTTTCTCCGCACCCGAAAAGCCCGACACCTCCGACCTCGAGCGCCAGGAGGCCGAGGCCCGCGCCCGCGAGCAGGTAGACCGCCGCAAGTCCAAGGCGACCCTGGTCGCGGCCCGCCAGGGTTCCCGGTTCCGGCTGTTCAGCGAGACCACCGGCGAGCGCGGTCTGCGCGAGACGCTCGGCTGACGCCGCGCGTCTCGCGCAGACCTACGAGCCCGTTCTCTCTGATACCTGATCCCTGACACCTGGAGCGAAGCGAAATGCCCCTCAGCAACGAAGACATCCTCAAGCGGTTCGCCAGGGCCAAGGACCGGCGGACCAACTGGGAACACCATTGGCGCGAGTGCTACGAGTTCTCGATGCCCAATCGTCAGGGCTTCGACGACCGCATCCCCGGCGGCAAGGTTACCGACAAGCTGTTCGACGGCACCGCGCCGGACGCCGTCGACCAGCTCGCCGCCTCGCTACTCACCCAACTGACCCCGCCGTGGGCGCAGTGGTTCGGGCTCACCGCCGGGTCGCTGATCGACATCCCGGGCGACCCAGAACTCGCCGGCGAGATCTCCGAGAACATCGAGGCCGCCGCCAAGGACGTACAGGGCCATTTCAACCGGTCCAACTTCTCTGTCGAAATACACCAGTGCTACCTCGACCTGGTCGTCGCCGGCACCGCCAGCCTGTTGTTCGAGCCGGCGCCCGATGACGCCCGCTCGCGGTTCACCTTTACCGCGATCCCGCCGTGGGCGGTGTGGTACGAGGAGAGCGCCACCGGGGCGCTGGACACCACCTTCCGCCAATTCGAGTGGACCCTCGACCAGATCCGTGAGCGGTTACCCGCGGCCTCGCTTCCCCCTAATTGGACTTCTGCCGCCGTCGACAACCCCACCGCCAAGTTTAGGGTTCTCGAGACGGTGATCCCCGACGGCCGCGGCCGCTTCGACTATCGGGCGCTCGCCGTCGACTCGGGTATGGCCACCGAGGTAGCAACTCTAAAACAATCGTCGATGAAGGGGTCGCCTTTCATCAATTTCCGCTGGACCAAGGGCGCCGGCGAAATCTACGGCCGCTCGCCGGTGATGAAGGTGCTCCCAGATATCAAGACCGCCAACAAGGTGGTCGAGCTGGTGCTCAAGAACGCCTCGATCGCCGTCACCGGCATCTGGCAGGCGGACGACGACGGGGTGATCAACCCGGCGGCGATCAAACTGGTGCCGGGCGCGATCATCCCCAAGGCGGTCGGCTCGTCGGGCCTGACCCCGCTGCAGGCCCCCGGCCGCTTCGACGTCTCGGAAATCGTCCTCGACCGCCTCACCGCCCGGATCCGCCACGCCCTGCTCGCCGACCAGCTCGCCGAGATTGAGGCCAACGCCAGGATGACCGCCACCGAGGTGCTCGAGCGCGCCGCCGAAATGGCGCGGATGCTCGGCGCGACCTATGGCCGCTTGCAAACCGAGCTGCTCAACCCGCTGATCCTCCGCGGCTGGCAGATCCAGATCGACGCCGGCGATCTGGAACCGGTCGAGATCGACGGCAAGATCATCGATATGCAGTACCTCAGCCCGCTCGCCCGCAACCAGGCCCTCGAGAACGCCCGCAACACCACCCTTTGGGGCGACCACCTCACCGCCAAGGGGCCGCGCTACGACCGCCACATCGACGACCGCGCCTACGCCGAGGCCCTCGGCGAAATGCTCAACGTGCCCAAGAAACTGCTGCTCACCGCCAAGGAGGTCGACACCGCCGCCGAAGACGAGGCGATGGACCAGGCCGCCAAGGCGGTGACCCTGCAGGCAATCGAGGGCGGGGCCGGAGGAGGGCAGCCGCAATGAGCGACGACACCCTGTTCGCCGGCGACGAGGTCCGGGTGATGACCTCGCCGGAGCAGATCGCCTACGGGCCGCTGTACGTGGAGACCTTCCTGGCGCCGGCCGGGCGGCTGGTGCTCGGGCACATGGCCGAGATGGTTCTCGGCCGGCCGCTGCCGGCGGACTGTTCGGAGGCGGCGCTGCGCGAGATCGAGGGACAGCGCCGCCATCTGCGCGAAACGGTGATGATGATCGAACGGCAGCGCAACCCGACCCACCCGAGGGGGTTTGTGAGTGCCCTAATCGCCATCCTGGCGGATCGCGATTAGGGCAGATGACAGATGACAGATGACAGGGATCAGAATCCGTTATTCGCTTAACCAGAGGTGCGACAACATGACCAAACCCCATCCCGTTTTTCCCGCGAACATCGACTTGCAGAACATCATTTGGTTTTTGGAGCACATTCACGATTGCGCGAGGTCATCCGCGAAATTCTTTGCCGAGATCGAAAGCGGGTCGGAGACCGCCATCATTGCCGCCATCGATGACAACGATGGCGGTGAGGATTACGTCTGCGGCGCGATTCATGTCGTCGACGACATACTGCGGCTGTGTTCATGGTTCAAGTCGCTACCGGTCGTCGAGGCCGCCGAATCCTGATCCCTGACTGCTGTCTTCTGGAGCGAAGCGAAATGACCGACGAAACCACCACCACCACCACCACCGACACCGAAACGGAACCCACGATTGACACAAACGGCGTTGTGGAAAGCGGCCAGGACACAAACGCCGCCGCCGACGGGTTGCCGCCGTCAAACGGCTTGATTCCGATGGAGGAGCGGCCGGAGGGCTTGGCGGACCCGTACTGGGACGAAAAGACGTCGAGCGTGCGCATGGGCTCGATGCTCAAGCGGCTGACCGACCAGCAGGTCAAGATCACCGAGCTGACCACCCCCAGGGCTCCGGAGGCGTTCGCGTTCAACCCGCCGGAGCACCTCGCCGAGCACGTTTCCGCCGACGACCCGCTCGCCGGGCGGGTGTTCGACTGGGCGAAAAAGTACGACCTGCCGCAGGTCGCGGTCGACGACCTGCTCGCCACCTACTACGCCGACCTGCCCACCGTCGCCGGGCTGACCGAGGGCCTCGCCGGCGAGTACGGCGACCACGCCGGCGCGGTGATCGAGGCTAATGCCAAATGGTTGAACACCATCCCCGACCCGGCGATCCGCGACGCCGTCGACACCCTGGTGCTCACCGCCGACGGCCACCGCGCCCTCAAATACCTCCGCGAGACCATGAACGGCGGTCGGGCGATCGACGACCGCGATGGGGCGGGCGTCGAGAAGGGGCTGACCTACGAGGACGTTCTCGCGCTCAAGCGCAAACCCGAATACTGGCGCGACCACGACCCGGCGATCGTCAAGCAGGTCAAGGACGGCCTCGACGTATTGTTCCCCGGCGACAACGCCGCCGCGTCGTCGACCGGAACCCCATAAGTGGGGTCGAATGGAGCAGGGTGGAGCAGCGGCAGCTCGTCAGGCCCATAACCTGAAGGTCGCGGGTTCGAATCCCCCCCCTGCTTCCAAGCATCGCAAATACGGGTTGACAGCCACAACATATTGTGGGCCAAATGCACTCAGCGGACCACTCTTGGACGGACCCGCTGTTGAAGTCCCGCCGAGCCGAGCGTTACCGGTGAGACGGCGACCCGCGTCATAGCGGACTACTCGCCTTCGAAAGCGTTGATCGTTTCAACCCTTTGGAGGCGACATTTATGTCCACTTCGGTTGCCAACAGTTTCATCAAGGACTTTGAGTCCGAGGTCCACACCGCCTACCAGCGGATGGGCGCCAAGCTGCGCCTCACCGTCCGCAACAAGACAAACATCATCGGCGCCGACACCACTTTCCAGAAAGTCGGCAAGGGCACCGCCGGCACCAAGACCCGACACGGCCTGGTCCCGGTGATGAACGCCGACCACACCCCGGTCAACTGCACCCTTGCCGACTACTACG